CTTTGTGATGAAGCTCTCCCAGGGGACACGTTCAACTGTTCAATGGCCGCGTTCGCTCGAATGAGCACGCCGACCTTTCCAGTGATGGACAATCTCTACATGGATACGTTCTTTTTCGCCGTCCCGATCCGACTGGTCTGGGACAACTTCAAGAAATTCATGGGCGAACAAGCTAACCCGGGCGATTCAACTACGTACCTGGTTCCTGTACAGGATACAACTGCGGCACCACTTAGCACCACCGGCCACCTGGTCGGCTCACTCTCTGACTATATGGGCATACCTACAGATACTCCGGCACTCGAACATAGTGCACTTTTTCACCGCGCCTATAATTTAATCTACAATGAATGGTTTCGAGATCAAAACTTTCAAAACTCGGTCGTCGTCGATACAGATGACGGACCCGATGACCCAGCAGACTATGTACCACTTAAACGCGGTAAACGTCACGACTACTTCACCAGTTGCCTGCCATGGCCACAAAAAGGTGACTCAGTCGAACTACCGCTTGGCACAAAGGCAACAGTAACAACTGATGCTGCACAATCTAGTGATCTGTCTATTCAGAAAGGAGTAAATTATTTAAAATTTATAACACCTTCTGGCTTACAGTATGGAACAACATCATCATCAGAGACTCAAAGTCTCTATGCGGACTTATCAACCGCAACAGCCGCAACTATCAATCAACTTCGACAATCTTTCCAAATCCAGAAACTACTCGAGCGCGACGCACGAGGCGGCACACGCTACACGGAAATAGTAAAAAGCCATTTTGGCGTAAGCTCACCCGATGCACGACTTCAACGCCCTGAATACCTGGGCGGTGGCAGCACCCCTATAAATATAAATCCAATTGCAAAACAATCAGATGGTGTGCTTGCAGGCACGGAGGCAGGCACAATGGCTGCTTATGCAACAACCGCCATAAAAGGAAACGGCTTCACAAAATCATTCACCGAACACTCATTAATAATCGGCCTGGTATCGGCACGTGCCGATCTCACCTACCAGCAAGGTCTGAACCGCATGTTCAGTCGGCAGACCCGCTATGATTTCTTTTGGCCAACACTCGCCCAAATAGGCGAGCAGGCCGTTCTCAATAAGGAAATCTATGCTCAAGGCAGCGGATCTCCTACCGATGACGCAGCAACCTTCGGCTATCAGGAACGATATGCCGAATATCGTTACAAACCATCAATTATCACCGGACAATTCCGCTCAACTTACACCTCATCTCTTGACGCCTGGCATCTATCACAAGAATTCACCTCACTACCTGAATTAAACGATGCCTTTATCGCGGAAAATCCACCTATTGACCGCGTAGTCAATACACCAGCAGAACCCCATTTTATATGGGATAGTTACTTTAACCTTAAATGTGTCAGACCCATGCCAATGTATGGCGTGCCTGGCATGATCGATCACTTCTAATGGCCTGGGGAGCAATAGGGAGCTTTCTCTCTAAAAACGCTGGCAGCTTGTTATCAGCAGGCGCCAGCATACTCGGTTCCGGCTTAAGTGCCGGAGCCGTCAACTCAGCGGCTGACGTATCAAGAAAATCAGCCCGCGAACAAATGGCATTCCAGGAAAGAATGTCAAACACCGCGCATCAGCGCGAAATGGCCGATCTAAAGGCAGCAGGTCTAAACCCCATACTAGCCGCCAAGTACGGCGGCGCATCTACACCAGGCGGAGCTGCATACCTAAAAGGCATACCCGACTATTCGGGAGTTGCTAATTCTGCCAAGGCATATCAAGCATTCAACAACGTACAAGCGCAAACTGCCAACACCAGAACACAAACGCAACTGATTGAACATCAAGCCAAGATAGCAGGCTATGAAGCTCAAGCCCTGGAACAAAACCCGGAACTACGCACAATTCAACACTTAAAAGGGGTAGACCTTCCAACCTTCCTGGCAGGCCAAGCCCTGGCTAGATCCAACTCGGCCAAATCAACCGCTACAGCCTATGGAATAGGCGAAAGACGAAAATTCGGTCAAGGGAAACACGTACCCGCACCGCCTATCGGATACCATTACGGATCCAAAGGCGAATTCGTAAAAGATAAAAAAAAAAGTAACCACCCCTACGACTACCCAGGGAGTAAACTAGATCAAATACGACAACGGAAAGAAAACCTTAAACAATACTTCCCCAGCCAATACTAGGAGAAAACAACATGTTTAGACGATCAGACGAAAGAGAAGCAGCACGCCCACCAAAAAAAGGCCTGGACACCGGACCAGGCCTAACCAAGCAATCCATGAGCAAGGAGTGCGATATCAACTTAATTATGGATAAATACAAAAAAACCGGAACGGTCAACTTCCTTAATTCACAGGAAGCAATCTACACCGACGATATGGTCGATATTGACTTCCATGAAGCAATGACCGTCATAGCCGATGCGAACAATATGTTCGCCCAAATGCCCGCGCACTTGCGCAAAGAGTTTAAAAACGACCCCGGCAACTTTTTAGAAGCCGTACACGACCCCGAACAAGCTCAACGCATGTTCGACCTAGGGTTATCTTCGAAAAACCCGTCACCGGCCTCTGAGGCCGCCCCAGCAGCACCAGCAGCACCAGCAGAAACGCCCGTAGAATCGGGCGCAGGACAGTCCCCTACTTGATGTAACTGTCCTAACTGACACTATTTTGCAAAAAACAGTGTCAAAACCAAAAAAACCAGCGTATAAAGCAATTGTGCTTATACGCAAAACGAGGACTTAAGATCATGCGATATAGAAGCCGAGTAAACAAAAAAACCTCCCGCAGGAAATTCCGTGGGTCCGCATCACGTACACACAAGAAGAACCTGGGAACGTCTAACCCAATGCGCGGCGGCATCAGGCTGTGAACTGTGCCATGCTTTCATCCACTAAAAGGCTATCGCGCGCGCTCACTCAATCCCTCAGGAAAACGTGGAATCGTTTTCAATCACAAAGACGGCTATCAAGATATGCCAGTCGAACTCCCCTGCGGTCAATGCAGTGGGTGCCGACTCGAAAAGTCCCGTCAATGGGCACTCCGCTGCGTGCACGAAAACAGCCTTCATCAACACAGCTACTTTTTAACCCTGACTTACGACGAAGATCACCTTCCGAAGGATGGAGGCTTAACTAAAGGCAAAGGCAGTCATTTAACAAACTTCTTCAAACGCTACAGGCAAAAACTAAGACGTGACCACGGACCCGACAAAAAAATCAGATACTACGCCTGCGGAGAATACGGAGAAGAAAACCTCCGACCTCATTACCACGCGATCATCTACGGCCATGAACCTGGTGACCGATTGGTGTCTGGGAAAACTAGGGACTCGCATCCCCTGTATACTTCTGATTATGTTGCTAGCCTTTGGCCATACGGACGACATATTATCGGCTCTGTAACCTTCGAGAGCGCAGCCTATGTGGCGCGCTACATCATGAAAAAGGTAAACATCAATGACAATACCCCACGAAATCTTAGACGAACTTATGAAAGGGTCAATAGTGAAACCGGAGAAGCCTTTCAAGTCATACCTGAATTTACAGTTATGTCCCGTCGACCTGGTATTGGCCAGGGCTGGTACGAAAAATTTGGAGAGGAAACCTACCGAGACGACTACATTATCCAGCGAGGGATAAAAATGCAACCTCCAAAGTACTACGATGAACAATATCAACATATAGATAAAATAAAAAAAACAAGACGAAGAAAAGCACTAAGTCGAAGAGAAGACAACACACCAGAAAGATTAGCAGTAAAAGAGAAACACCTAGCCGCGCAATTACGCGCATTAAAACGTTCACTCTCTGAGGATTAAAAATGATCTTAAAAGTTTTCAGCATATTCGATACCGCCACCGGTGCCTATAATCAACCTTTCTTTATGCTAACAGCAAAGGAAGCTATACGCGCATTCGAGCGCATGGCAAATGATGAAACATCAGGCATCTGCCAGAACCCGTCCGATTATCACCTCTACTACCTGGGGAGCTATGACAATGCGACCGGATTCATCAACCAGGACGAAAACATTAAAAACCTGGGTTCAGCGGATACTTTTAAAAATCGAGATAATAATGTACAAGCAATCTTTGAAGCGAAAGATCAGAAAACTATCGAGGAGCTACACTCATGAAATCAGTAATGTCCCATCAGTTCAGCCAGGTACCCGACGTAAAAATCCCTAGGTCATCGTTCAACCGCTCTCACGGCATGAAATCAACTTTCGACGCGGGCTACTTAATCCCTATCCTTTGTGATGAAGCTCTCCCAGGGGACACGTTCAACTGTTCAATGGCCGCGTTCGCTCGAATGAGCACGCCGACCTTCCCCGTCATGGACAATCTCTACATGGATACGTTCTTTTTCGCCGTCCCGATCCGACTGGTCTGGGATAACTTCAAGAAATTCATGGGCGAACAAGCCAACCCGGGCGATTCAACTACGTACCTGGTACCGGTTCAGGATACAACCGCACCACCACTTAGCACCACCGGCCACTTGGTCGGCTCACTCTCTGACTATATGGGCATACCTACAGATACTCCGGCACTCGAACACAGCGCACTTTTCCATCGCGCATACAATTTAATCTATAATGAATGGTTTCGAGATCAAAACATGCAGGACTCGGTAGTCGTCGATACAGACGACGGCCCCGACGACCCTGCAGACTACGTACCACTTAAACGCGGCAAGCGTCATGACTACTTCACCAGTTGCCTACCGTGGCCACAGAAAGGTGATTCAGTAGAACTACCCTTAGGCACAAAGGCATCAATAGCCACCGATGCTGCGATCGATACTCATCTTGGCATTTTGGAAAGTACCGGAACAGCCTATAAAAAATTGGCAAAGGTTGTCGGTGATAATATTGCGTATGTCAGTACGGCATCGTCTGAAACACAAAGCCTTTATGCGGACTTATCAACCGCAACTGCCGCAACAATCAATCAACTCCGTCAATCCTTCCAAATCCAGAAACTACTCGAGCGCGACGCACGAGGCGGCACACGTTACACTGAAATAGTAAAAAGCCACTTCGGTGTAACCTCACCCGATGCCCGACTCCAACGCCCTGAATACCTGGGAGGCGGCAGCAACCCTGTAAACATAAATCCTGTTGTTGTAACAGCAGAACCAGTAAATCCAACGCTTGCTAAAGATGCAGGTGACCTGGGCGCATATTCTACAACTGCCATAAAAGGTAACGGCTTTACCAAATCTTTCACCGAACACTCATTAATAATCGGCCTGGTATCGGCACGTGCCGATCTCACCTACCAGCAAGGTCTGAACCGCAT